ATTCTTGATGACTTTGCAGAAGATATATCAGCGAAGCAGATAACAGAGGTTCTGAGCAAGGTCGGGTTCGCATCGCCGCCAGATTGGCTAAAGCCATTCTCGGTGTTATCAAACGGCCAAAAGATGCGCGCTGAGCTTGCAAGGCTGATTCTGGAGTCAGACTGTCCTTTCATCTATGACGAGTTCACGTCTGTCGTTGATAGGCAGGTGGCGCGGATCGGGTCAGCCGCTATACAGAAATTCATCAGAAAAGAGAGAAAACAGTTCATCGCCGTGAGCTGCCATCATGACATTGCTGAGTGGTTGGAGCCGGATTGGATATACGATGTGAACGAAATGAAGTTCACAAGGGGGTATCTTCGGCGGCCAGAAATCAGCGTCACAGTACGAAAAGCAATGCAGGCAGAGTGGCGAGAGTTCATGGGCTTTCACTATCTGAGCCATCAGCACAGCAACGCGGCCCACTGCTACATTGCAGAAATAGATGGCGTTAAAGCTGCATGGTGCAGCGTGATTCATTTTCCTCACCCGAAGGCGAAGAATATCAAGAGAATTCATCGCATAGTTGTCAAGCCTGACTATCAAGGAATAGGGCTTGGCGGAAGATTTATCACAGAGATTGCGCGAAAGTATCGCGCTCTAGGCTTTCGTGTGTCCTTAGTCACAAGTTCGCCCGCTTTTATCCACGGGCTACGCAGTTCATCTAAGTGGAAAATGACGCGAAAGCCTGGGCGGCTTTCCGAAACAAGCAAAAATGGGGCACTCAGGGGATCCACCAGCAGCTCTCGACTAACCGCTACATTTGAATTTTGGGAGGCGAGCCATGGCAGAGAAGCGACGGAGCAAGCAACGCTTGAGGCTACCAGCGCGACATTCGCTGATGTTGAAGCCGACGCAAGCAAGGCAATAGAGGCCGCGTAATGGCAGTCGGACGCAAGCCAAAGCCCACGGCGCTAAAGCTCGTTACCGGCAACCCCGGCAAACGCGCGCTACCAAAAAACGAGGCTGTCATTGCCCTATCCGAGCCGACGCCGCCCGCCTTCCTCTGCGACGATGCGAAGGTCGAGTGGGGCCGGGTGTGCAGCGCCCTGTACGCCGCTGGCCTGATGACCGAGCTAGACCGCGCTGCGCTGGCCGCCTACGCCGCAGCCTATGGGCGCTGGGCGCAAGCGGAGCGGGCCATCAATAGGATGGCCGCCAAGGATGAATTAAACGCCGCGCTGATGATTAAAACCACCAGCGGCAACGCCATACAAAACCCGCTCGTCGGGATCGCAAACAAGGCCAAAGCCGACATGGTGCGCTATGCCGCCGAGTTCGGCATGACCCCTTCGGCGCGCTCCCGCGTCACTGCGACCCCTGATGACAAGAAGCAAGAAGACCGAGCCGCCCGTTATTTCTGACGCGGCTACGCAGTACGCGCTGGAAGTCGTGGCGGGCGAGCGGATTGCTGGGCCGCATGTGCGCGATGCCTGCCGAAGGCACTTGAGGGATCTGGAAGACGGCCCCGCACGGGGCCTTTTTTTCGACCGGGAAGCCGTGGCGCGCACCATCGGCTTTTTCCGGGATGTACTGGTGTTGAACGGCGGCGAATACGAGGGCGTGCCCTACGAGCCTCTGGGCTGGCAGTCCTTCATCCTGGGCAGCCTGTTCGGGTGGAAGGGGCCTGATGGCTACCGGCGATTTCGGGTTGCCTACATCGAGACAGGGAAGGGCTCCGGCAAGTCGCCGATGGCGGCCGGCATCGGGCTTTACGGAATGATGGCCGACGGCGAGGCGCGCGCCGAGGTGTATGCCGCCGCGACGAAAAAGGATCAAGCGATGATCTTGTTTCGGGACGCGGTGGCGATGGTGGATCAGTCCCCGCAATTGACCCGGCGGATTCACAAGTCGGGCGTCGGCGCGAATGCCTGGAACCTGGCATACCTTCAACAGGGCAGTTTCTTCCGGCCGATTTCAGCGGACGACGGACAAAGCGGCCCCCGGCCGCACATCGCGCTGCTCGACGAGATCCACGAACATCGCAACGGCAACGTGGTCGAGATGCTACGCGCCGGCACCAAAAGCCGGCGGCAGGCGTTGATCGTGATGATCACCAACAGCGGCGCCAGCAAGCAGAGCTACTGCTGGGAGCGCCACGACCAGGCCGTGAAGGTGGCCGCCGGGCAGATCGAGGACGACGCGCTGTTCAGCTACGTCTGCGCGCTGGACGACGGCGACGATCCGATGAAGGACGAAAAATGTTGGGAGAAAGCCAACCCCAGCCTGTCGAACGGACTGCCGGGCGTGAAGTACATTCGCGAGCAGGTCCGCGAAGCGCGCGGCATGCCGGGCAAGGAAAGCATCGTCCGCCGGCTCAACTTTTGCCAGTGGGTGGAAGCCGAGGCGCCGTGGATCGGCAGTGATGTCTGGTTTAGCGCGCAGGACAAGGATTTCGACCCTAATGGTTTGCTTGGCCGTCGCTGCTGGGGCGGCCTCGATCTGTCCAGCACGCAAGACCTGACCGCGCTGGCGTTGTTGTTCGAGCCATCCGATGCAGATCCGCAGTGGCGGCTGGTGGTGCACTTCTGGCTGCCGAATGACGGCCTGCACGACAAGGCCGACCGAGACCGTGTGCCCTACATCGTCTGGCGCGATGCCGGATATCTGCACACGACGCCGGGCCGGGCGATCGATCTGCTTTACGTCGCCACGCAAGCGGCGGAGATTGCGTCGCTTTACGACTTGCAGAGCATCGGTTACGACCGTTGGCAGATCGAAGGGTTCAAGCAGTTGCTTGGTCGCGAGGGCATCAGCCTGCCGCTGGAGCCCTTTGGTCAGGGCTTCAAGGACATGAGCCCGGCGCTCAATGAATTCGAGCGGCTGCTGATCAGCGGCCATCTCAGGCACGGAGGAAACCCGGTGATGACCTGGTGTGCGGCGAACGCGGTGACCGTGAGCGATCCGGCGGGGAATCGCAAGGTATCCAAGGAAAAGGCCACCGGTCGCATCGATGGCATCGTTGCCGCGATCATGGCGGCTGGTGGCGCGGCGGTGGGCCATGAGGAAGATTCCACCGTGGAGATCATCGTCGTATGAGCGCTTGGTACAACGCCGGCCGTGTTGCCCACAAGGAATCCGTGGTGCTCAACTCATGGCGCGCCGCGCATGGGCCGGAAACCTGTCGCACCCGCTCGGTCCAGGCCAGCAACGACGTACTGACCAACCTGACGGCCGACGAGCTGGCGCAGCGGCTGGGCATGCTGGCTACCAGTTACGCCGGGAAATCCGTGACCGAGGCCAGCGCCCGGCAGGTCGCCGCCGTCTATGCCTGCGTCGCGCTGATTGCCGGCGCCGTGGCCACGCTGCCGCTGCCGATCTACAGGCGGACCGAAACAGGTCGCGAGGAAGTCAGTCACGACTACTATTGGCTGCTGAACGAGTCCCCGAATGACGACATGTCGGCCGCGGCATTCTGGGAATTCATGATCGAGGGCCTGCTGTTCCATGGCGATGGTTTTGCCGAAATCGTCAGACCGCATCCCGGCAGCAATGTGGCCATCGGCTTCCGCGTACTGCATCCGTTGCGCGTGCAGCCTTTTCGCCGCGCCGATGATGGCCAGTTGCTCTACGTCGTCAATCCCGATTATCGGTTCGACCCTCAGCAGTCCACTCCCCGTTTTCTCGATCCCGCCGACATCCTGCACATTACTGGCCCCGGCTTCAACGGTCTGCGTAGTGTCAGCCCGATCACCTATGCTGCCCGGCAGGCGATCGGCACCTCGATGGCGGCCGAGGAGTTTAGCGGCAAGTTCTTCAGCACCGGAGCGCGGCCGGACATCGTGCTGGAAGCGCCGGGCAAGGTGGATGCCGATCAAGTTGCTCTGTTGCGCAGCACCTGGACCTCGCGGTATGGTGGTGTCGAGGGTGCCAGTTCCGGCCCGGTGGTTTTGTCCAACGGCCTCAAGATGTCGCAGTTCAGTCTGTCGGCAGAAGATTCCCAGCTGATCGCCACCCGGCAATTCCAGCTGGAAGAAATCGCCCGCATCTTTGGCGTGCCCCCTCACATGATCGGTCACACCGACAAAAATACCAGCTGGGGCGCCGGCGTGGAAAACATGGGGCGCGGCTTCGTCAAGTTCGCCCTGCGCCGGCACCTCAACAAGATCGAGCAGGAACTGAACCGCAAGCTCTGGCCAGTGCGCGCCCGCTATTTCACCAAGTTCAACGTTTCCGACCTCGAGCGTGGCGACCTCAAGAGCGAAAACGAGGCGCTGCGCATTGCCCTGGGGCGCGCGGGAGAGCCAGGCTGGATGTCGCAGGACGAAGTCCGTCTCATTAAAAACCTGCCGCCCAAAGGCGGCCAGGCCGGCGAATTGAATTCCGCCATGCCGGCCAACAGCGTTGCAACCTCCTGAAAAGGATCTTCCATGAATCGATTGCTCCAATTGTTTGCCGACAACCGTGCGGCGAACAAGGCCGTCCGTGGCCAATCCCGCCTGGTCGCTGCCGGCGACGAAGCGACGCTCTACATCTATGAGGCCATCGTCGCGGACGATGCCACAGCCGAATGGTGGGGCGGCGTCAGCGCTCAGTCGCTGGCACCGCAGATTCGCGCCATTACCGCCAGGACACTGCATTTGCGCATCAACAGCCCCGGCGGTGACGTATTTGCCGCGCAGGCCATTGCCCAGGCCATACGCGATACCAAAGCGCGCGTCGTGGCTCACGTCGACGGCTATGCCGCCAGTGCCGCCACCGTCATCGCCACCGCGGCCAGCGAAGTCGAAATCGCCGAAGGCGGGTTCTACATGGTGCATAACGCCTGGACGCTCGCCGTCGGCAACGCCGATGACTTCGCCGCTACCGTCGTGTTGCTGAACAAGGTTGACGACGTTCTGTGCAGCGCCTATGCCGTCAAGTGCGGCAAGTCCAAGGACGAGGTCAAAGCGTGGATGGATGCCGAAACATGGTTCTCGGCCCAGGAAGCGGTCGATGCCGGCCTGGTCGACCGCATTGCCGATGGCGCCAAGGCCAAGGCTTCCGCCTGGAACCTGGCCGCCTACGACCAGGCTCCCGCGCCGGCCGATGCCGACGATGCCGCCCTGCAAGCCCACCGCGACCGGCAGGCTCAGCGCCTGTCAGTCATCTGTCGCGCGTCACCGATCGTTTAGCGCTCTCGCGCAACGAAGCCAGCCGCCCTCGGGCGGCTTTTTTTTTCGCCTGTCCGAAAGGAGTAGTCCATGAGCAAACTCGCTCAACTGCGCGAGCGTCGCAACGCCAAGGCCCTCGAGGCCAACACGCTCAACAACACGTACCCAGCCGATCAGCGCATGCCGCACGTCGAGATTGAAAAACTCGATGCTATCCTGGCCGAGATCGAGGCCATCGACGGTGAAATCGCCCGGGAGGGCCGTCTCGCGCAACTGGCCGGCGATCTGCTTGTCAATGATCCGCAGGCGCTGCACGAGCACGCCTTGAATGCCGCCACCCGCATTCCCGGCGCGCAGGGCGCCACGGAGGAAACCCAGGCGCTGCGCACTTTCCTGACAGCCGGTCTCGGTGGGCTGTCGCAAGACCAACGCCATCGCATGATGTCGCGCGTCAATCCGGACATTCGCGCCGCGATGTCGACCACGACCAACACCGAGGGTGGCTACACCACGGCGCTCGAGTATCAACGCTCACTCGAGTCGGCCATGAAGCAGTTTGGCGGCGTGCGCGCTGCTGCCACGGTCATCCAGACCAGCACCGGCATGCAGATGCAGTTCCCGACCGCCGACGCCACGGCCGAGACCGGCGAACTGGTCGGCCAGAACGCCGCCGTGACGCTGGGTGAAACGACCTTCGGCCTGACCGCCCTGGACGTCTACAAGTTCAGTTCGAAAAAGCTGGCCTTGCCGTTCGAGCTGCTCCAGGACAGCATGATCGACATCGAGGCTTATATCCAGGCCCTGCTGGCGGTCCGCCTTGGTCGCATCACCTCGACCTACTACACCACCGGCACCGGCACCGCTCAGCCGCGCGGTATCGTCACCGGCGCCGCTTCTGGCAAGGTGGGCACCACTGGCCAGACCACCACCGTCATCTACGACGACCTGATCGATTTGGAACACTCGGTAGACCCGGCGTATCGCGGTAATCCCGGGGTCGGCTACATGATGCACGACTTGTCGCTCAAGGTCCTGCGCAAGATCAAGGACACGCAGGGCCGCCCGATCTTCGTGCCGGGCTATGAGCAGGGCAACCCCATGGGGGCGCCCGATCGCCTGTTGGGTCGGCCGATCTACATCTGTCAGGAGATGGCGACCATGGCGGCCAATGCCAAGTCCATCCTGTTCGGCGATTTCCGCAAGTACATCGTCCGAGACGTCATGGACCTGACGCTGTTCCGCATGACCGACAGCGCCTTCACGCTGCTCGGTCAGGTTGGGTTTGTCGCCTTCATGCGGTCCGGCGGCAACCTGGTCGATGCCGGCGGCGCCGTGAAGTATTACCAGAACTCGGCGACCTAAGAGGAAACGGCGGGCGCCTGATGGCGTCCGCCATCTTCCATGGCCAAGAAACAGCCAACCGAAATTCCCGGCCGCGCGCTTGTGGATATTCCCGCGCTCGGCCTTCGTTGTGGCGAGTTTGCCACGCTGCCAGCGGAGGTCGCCCGGCAGCTTTCCGAGGCTGGCGAATTCGATCCCGCCGCGAAACAGATCGCAGGAGACTGACCCATGAAAAAGACATTCAGCATCCTTATCGCCGGCTTGATGCTGGCCGTCACCTCGCTGGCCTTTGCCGGCGCGCTCACCGACTACGCCGAAAACAAGGTCGTCGACGCGCTGATCCGCGGCCAGACGCTCGGCGCCCCGGTCACCTGGTACGTGGCGCTCTACACCACCTGCCCGACCGACTCGACCGGCGGCACCGAGGTCACCGGTGGCAGCTACGCCCGCGTCGCCGTCACCGCCGGCCTCACGCAATGGGCCGGCACGCAGAGCGCCGGCAGCACCACCGCCTCGAGCGGCACCGGAGGCACCACCAGCAACAACGCCACCGTCACGTTTCCCGCGCCGACCGCCAACTGGGGCACCGTGACCTGCTGGGGCCTCACGGACGCCAGCACGGCCGGCAACATCTGGGTCTATTCGACGCTGACCACGAACAAGACCATCAACAACGGCGACGCCGCGCCGAGTTTCGCCGCCGGCGCCGCCACCTTCCAGATCGACAACTGATCGGCCATGCTCAATCTCGCTTCGACCAGCGACGTCCTGCGCATCGTTACCGGCGCGGCGGCGGACATCCGCGTCCATGCCTCGTGGGTCGACCTGTCCGGCACGACCGCGACGTTTTTCTCGGGCGAACTGACGATCATGGAGAAATGACATGGCCCTCATTAACGACATCCGCGCCCTGCCCCAAGAGGTGCTGGATACACGCGACACTGCACAGATCGCGGCGGCGCTGCCGGTCATTGTTTCCGTGCGCCCACACATGATCTCCGAGCGCGGCGTTCTGGCTGCCTTGCCTGTGCCGGCAGGCGATGTGTTTTTGTCGGCGCTCGAAGCCTTTGCCGCTGCCGCGTTGCCCGATGGTCATCCGCTCGTGGCCTACCATGGCACCATCAAGCGCGGTGTCGGCTGGCTCAAGGGCGAAGGGCTTGATCTAGGCGATCCGCTCACGCGCACGCTGCTGGATACGCTGGCGCAAGTTGGTGTGGTCGACGCATCTAGTGTTGCGGCCCTCAAGGCGCTGGCTGAAACGCCCGATCCGATTGACGAAATGACCGTGCGGCAAGCCTGCTGGTCGGATGAAGGAGTGTGGCTGCCATGACCACCACGACCCTGACCAAGACCCCGCGCACCCTTGTCGCCAACGGCAGCAACGCCGCCGGCGCGACGACACGCGGCACGCTCGATCTGCGCACCGCGCAAGGC